CAGGATTATTGGCATCAGGAAATGTACTATGATTTTTAAAAAAGGCAATATGTGGAAAGTAGCTGGCTCATCAGCAAAATATGCTACAGAAGAAGAAGCGCTAAAAGCCGCAGGAATTCACCAAGCAGTAATGAAAGAAGCTCCTGTCGAGAAAACTCCTGTCGAGAAGACTACTTGGAGCCCTTTAGAAAAGCTACGAAAAGCCTCTCTAGTGTGTGAAGAATGTGAATGTGACCCTTGCGAGTGTGAAGAAGAATGGAAGTCAGCAGACGAGACATAGTTCTCGACAAAATATTACCGGGTAAGTTTTTAAAAGTACCGATTGAACAATATCTGGAATTGCTAGGTATAGAGGCAATTCCTTCTCAGGTGGCCTTAATAAATGCTATTAATTCAGATAAGTATCGTTTCATTGTTGGCGCTCTTAGTCGTCGTCAAGGGAAGACCTATATTGGAAATATTATCGCCCAATGCGTCGCCCTCGTTCCTGGATGTCATGTACTTATTGTTAGTCCTAACTACAATCTTTCTAACATTTCATTCGATTTACAACGCAATTTAATAAAGCATTTTGATTTAGAAGTAGCACGAGATAACGCGAAAGATCGTGTAATTGAATTAACAAACGGGTCTACTGTTAGACTAGGGTCTGTAAATCAGATTGATTCTGTTGTAGGGAGGAGCTATGACTTTGTTCTCTTTGATGAGGCCGCATTGGCAGATGGAGAGACAGCGTTTAATGTTGCTATCCGGCCAACACTCGATAAGCCGGGATCTAAAGCTCTCTTTATTAGTACTCCTCGTGGAAGGAATAATTGGTTTAGTCGCTTTTTTAATCGTGGGTTCACCGATGATTTTGAGGAGTGGGTAAGCATAAAGGCAACTTGGCATGATAACCCAAGAGCTTCAGAAACTGATATTGCGGAAGCACGACGTTCTATGTCAACCGCAGAATTTGCTCAGGAATACGAAGCAGACTTTAATGTGTTTGAAGGACAGATTTGGACACTTAACTTTGATAAGTGCGTGCAAGACTTATCAGAAATGGATTTTACAGGCTGCGATATTATCTCGGGGCTTGACGTAGGTTTTAAAGACCCCACAGCATTTTGTTGTATCGCATATGACGGACACAAATATTATTTAATGGAAGAGTATTATGCGGCAGAACGCACGACAGAGGAACATGCTGGCTTCCTTGGTGAAATTATTGAAAGAAGAGAGGTCGACTATTGTTTTATCGATGCAGCCGCCGCACAGACAAGATTCGATCTTGCACAGCAGTATGATATTTCTACTATCAACGCCAAGAAATCGGTGGTTGACGGGATTGGTCATGTGGCAAGTCTTATTGATAACGATCGTCTTATCGTAGACTCAAGCTGTACGGAGGTCTTACGTGCATTAGACCAATATCGCTGGGACCCAAATCCCAACTTGATTCGAGAGAAGCCCGTTCATGATTCAGCTTCTCACATGGCAGACGCATTGAGATACGCACTCTATAGTTTTGAAGAGAACGCTCCAACATTCTAAAGCCGAGAAAAAAATAATTCTTGACTTTCAACTGACCTATAGCTATAATGATTAAAATTAGATGGTAGAATTAAAAAGAGACCCAGTAAAATACATAAGAGATAGGGCAAAATCGAAATACGAGAAAGGTTCTGAATGTCGGATATGCGGCGTCAAGATAAAGTTAGACTTTCACCATTTCCATACTCTAGCTCCTTTACTGCGTAAATGGTTAAGTGAGAAGCAAAAGCTTCGTCCAGACCATTACACAGATGAGTATTTAATAATCTGGAGAGACGAATTTATAGATGATAACTGGGCTGAACTTTACACTGAAACAGTCACCCTATGTCACGATCATCATCTGAAACTACATTCCATTTACGGAAGAAACCCCCCGCTTCACACTGCAGAAAAGCAGAAGCGCTGGGTAGAAATACAACGAGAAAAATATGGCTTGGTATGATTTCTGGAAACAGGAAAAGTTAAATCCCGCGCAAGAAGAGATTGTAGTAAGTCTCGAAGGCTCGGGCCCTATTGCTTCTAGAGAAATCGTACATAACTATAAAGCGTACTACGAGTACCTCGAAGTTGTGAACCGCGCCGTAAACATGATTGTAGATGATGCAGCTGAAATTCCGTTGCGAGTAGGTGAGCCAGTTCAAGGAGTGAACTCGGTTGTTAAAGGTGTAAGGCGTTCTCGTGTTGACTTATTGTTAAACAAAGAACCCAACCCTTTTCAAGATGTTTCTACTTTTAAGCGAAACCTCATAATCGACTATATTTTAGATGGAAATATCTTTATATACTTTGATGGAGTTTCTCTGTATCATCTCCCCGCCAATTATATGGACATTGAGCCAGACAAAAGAACCTACGTACAAGGATATACTTTTCAGACAAGTATAGACTATACTCCTAATGAAATCATTCATGTTAAAGAAAATAGTTTTCATAGCATCTATCGTGGTACTAGTCGTTTAAGGGCAGCTCAACGAAGCATGTCTCAGCTCACACGTATGCGTGAATTTCAGGACAATTTCTTTAAGAATGGCGCTGTGCCAGGTTTGGTAATTAAGTCTCCCTCTGTCATTAGTGAGAAAAATAAAGAGAGAATGATTCAATCTTGGGTCACGCGGTATAGACCGGATGGTGGCGGTAGACGCCCATTGGTGCTGGACGGCGGAATGGAGTTAGACTCAATTTCAAATATTAATTTTCGTGAGCTAGACTTCGAATCGTCTATTGACTCCGCAAACAAAGAAGTATTAAAAGTACTTGGCGTACCGCCAATTATGTTAGACTCTGGTAATAATGCCAATATTCGCCCCAACCATAGAATGTACTATTTAGAGACCGTTCTTCCTATTATAGAAAAGTTAAACAAAGCTCTCGAAAGGTTTTTCGGCTATCAAATTACTCCAGACATTAGTAACATTCCTGCACTTCAGCCAGAGCTAAGAGACTCAGCAGCCTATTATTCTACACTAGTAAATGCAGGGATTATTACACCCAACGAAGCAAGAGAAGCTTTAAACTACGACGAGGTTTTTGGCGCTGGAGAAATACGTGTTCCTGCCAACATTGCAGGCTCAGCTTCAAATCCCGCAGAAGGCGGAAGGCCACAAGAGCAAGAGGAAACTTAAATGACAAAATCCGAAGTATTAAAGGTTATGATTGATTTCTTTCATGAGCAGGGACGTGTGCCCTCTAGAAGTGAATATTATAAGCTAGGACCAGACGTATGGCCTATCAATCCAAGACTTTTAACAAGATATTTTAGAGGTAGGGGTTATAACTCTATCGTTAAAACTGCTGCACAGATGTATCCTGCAGATTGGAACTCAATTGGTAGTAAGCCTGTTGAAGAACCTAAACCAATGAAAAAGCCCGTTCTTGAGCCGGCTTCAGAAGATGACCTTTCTCCTCTGGAGAAATTAAAATCTATAAAAGGAGAATCAATTGAATAAAATTTTTCATATTGGCTCCACTTTTAAAGCCTATGAAGATGGGGATGATCTCCATATCACAGGTATGGCCAGTACTAATAGTACTGACCGAGTTGGAGATATTATTGAATCTGAAGCCTGGACAAAGGGCGGACTTCAAAACTATTTAAACAATCCAGTTATTCTTTTTAATCACGACTACAACCAGCCGATTGGCCGAGCAATTTCGCTTGGTACTAACGACAATGGTCTGCAGCTAAAAGCAAAAATTGCTAAATCTGCTGGACATGTAGGAGAGTTAATTAAAGAAGGCGTCCTTGGAGCTTTTTCAGTCGGGTTTCGAGTCAAGGATGCGGAGTATATGACCGAAACCGATGGATATAAGATTAAGGACGCAGAGTTATTGGAGGTTTCCGTAGTTACGGTTCCTGCTAACCAAGCTGCTACCTTTTCTCTTGCTAAGTCTTTTGACTCTGAATCAGATTATCAAGACTTCAAGAAATCTTTCAAAACAGTAGATTCCTTAACAGAATCTAATAACCTTCAGGAAACTGAAAAACATCTAGATTCCGTTAACGAATCAATGCCTACCGACTCTGATAAAGTCGAAGCACAGGAGAAAACTATGAGTGATATCGATATTGATGCGATTGTGGCTGCTGCTGTCGAAAAGACCGCAACTGCAATGGCAATGAAAGAAGCTGAACGCAAGTCAGAAGAGAAAACGCGATTGGAAGCAGAACAAAAAGCTGCTGCCGAAGCCGAAGCTCAGAAGTCTGCACAAGAAGCTCAAATTGCAACCGCTGTATCTAGTGGTGCAGAACGTTTAATGGCTGACGTCGAAGCAAAAATGAGTGCTAAAGACGCTGACCATGCAGAAATTATTGGTTCATTGCAAAATGAACTGAAAGAAAAAGCCGCTGAAATTGAAAAAATTCAGCAGAGCAAGCGAGTCTTCTCAGACCGCGCTAGCCAAAAGTCTGAATTGTCAGAAGAAGATATGGTAAATGCACACGTTTTGGGTGTAGTTACTAATAAAGGTATGGACACTCGTTTTGGTCGTTCTATCATGGAAAAAGTTAATGCCGATTCTGGCGTAACTGTTCCTGGTTCTACTACTGCGGATTTTGAGTCAACAGTATCTACCGCTATTCAGCGCGATATTGAGCTTGAACTCGTTCTTGACCCTCTTTTCCGTAAGATTCAGATGAATGCTGCTTCTATGGTTATCCCAACTATGCCTGATTCAGGTTACGCAGAGTGGCTTGGTAGCAATGCTGCCGGCACCGGCGCAGGTTCTGCCTTCAAGGGTAACTTAGGCGATCGTGATGAAGCTTCTCCCGGCGCTAACGCTGGTATTGGCTTAGGTAGCAAAGTCTTGACCGTAGAAAAGTTGGTTTCTAAGTCTTTCATGGCTAATGAAACTGAAGAAGATGCAATTATGCCTATTCTTCCTTTGATTCGTGAAGCTATGGTACGTGCTCATGCACGCGCTATTGAGCATTCAATTCTTCAAGCTGGTCATACTGCTGAAGTAGTAAACGCTGGGGGCCAAACTGGTCTTATCCAGCAGGCTATTGCTGCTAGCAAGAAGCTTGATACTGGTGCTTCTGCTGGTGCAGCTAGTGTTACTGCTACTACTGCTGCTTTGTTGAATATGCGTCAAGCAATGGGTAAATACGGTCGTCGTCCTTCAGACGTAGTTTATGTTGTATCTTTAGATGCATACTACGATTTGCTTGATGATGCTGAATTCCAAGATGTAAACTTGGTTGGTGGCGATCGCGCTACTAAGATTTCAGGCGAAATTGGTCAGGCTTATGGCTCACCCATTATCGTTTGTGACGAGTTTACTGCTGGTAAAACTGCTAACAAGGTTTGGGGTGTTGCTGTCAATACTCGTAACTTCCTTGTACCAGTATTACGTGGTGTAACTGTTGAATCAGACTACGATGTTGAAAATCAGCGTCGAGTACTGGTTGCTACTCAGCGTCGTGGCTTTGATGTCATGTTTGCTGATGCAGGACAAGTTGTTTGTCACGCTTGGTAAGATGTTTAGGATGGGAAGCCTTCGGGCTTCCCAAGCCTTTTTAGGAAAGAAATGGCTGATTTAATTACATTAGATGATTATAAAGTACTAGAAGGAGTAAATTCTACTCAGTACGACGAAAAGTTCGAGACGCTAATTACGAGTGTAAGTAAGCTTGTCCGAACCTATTGTAATAGTGAGTTTGATACGTATGCGACCAGTCCAGGGTATACAGAATATTTTGATATTCAATGGGATACCTATACAGTTCAATTAAAGTACAGTCCAGTAATCAGTATTACTAATGTTTATGAAAGAGTAGGCCAATCTACTGCATATACGGAACTATTTACTAACGGTGGAGGAACTCCACCAGAATATTCGTGGTACTTAGATCAAGTTTCTGACTCTGTGTTTAGAACACAGGAAAGTGGGAAATATAAAAATTGGCCTAAAGGAGTAGGTTCTGTAAAAGTTATTTACTTGGCTGGATATACAACTATCCCTACAGACTTACAACTAGCTGTAGCAGATATTATTACATATTACCACAAAGATGAGTGGAAGGACAGACAAAGCATTGGTTCAGCAACTCGTGAGGGTGCCGGGTCTTCTGCTATACGAAATGATCCGGGTTTCCCCGACCATATTCGTAGAGTCTTAGACATGTATAGAGTAGCATGAGTACTCGATCCGTAACAATGCTTCTTAATAAGATAGAAAAAGAATTAGCGAGCAAACCCGCGGCCAAAAGAATACGAAAACATATGAATAAACAAAAAGTTCATAGTTTTTCTATGTCTATAGCAGATAACATATCACAGATAGCACAAGAATTACAGGCTAAACAATATCCTATAGATGAAACTGTAGTGACTATTATAGAAGACATATCAAAAGATATATCAGAAGAAACATATAGAAAGGCAGTTACTGAGTTAAAAGCTGGAAGTGTTACAGGATCACCCGTATCTTTTGTTATTAAAATTACGGAAAGTGTAGGAGGCTATCGTCAAGTAGATAAAAAGACGACTTTTGTATCTCTTGATTATTTTAATTCTCTTAAAGAATTTTACAAAAACGCCGTAGCTAGAGGTATTACAAAATTAAACAACCACTATAAAACTCTTGATAAAAAGTATAAAAAGATAAATAGGAAGAATACTGATTTTCTAGACTTAGGACATAGAGAAGGCTCAGAGATTGCTACTGAGCAGGTTCGGATAGCTAATGAGAACTTATATAAAGCTCTTACCAATAAAAAAACATTAGCAGGTCAACTTACTCCTAATGATTTAAAGATATTGGGCTTAGAATTGAGTATTATCAAAAAAGACTCAGAAGAGAGAGATATTGTTGAGGTAAGTTTAGAATCTTCCGCAGTAAATAGAGATACAAGAGAAGAAAAAGCTATTAAAGCAGAGTTTCTAAAGGTAGTGAGACAAGCTTTAGTAAACTTAAAAGATAATCTGCAGGAGTTTGAAGGCAGTGATAGTAGAGTCACTAAATTAAAAAAGCAGGTTATTAAAAACTTTGCGTCAGGGATAAAGAAAGACAAGAGAGTTACTGTTAAGACAACCTCTACTAAAATAAAGAAGTCTTCAAATAAAAAACAATCAAAAAGACTTACTCCTGCCTCTGCTATAAGAGGCAGCCAAGTATCAGCTAGTTTATCTTTAGGGAAACTAAAACCTCATAAAGTTAAAGAAACAAAACCTGCAGGACTTAATTACTTATCTTTGCAGGTACTATTAAATGCTAAACTTCCTGATGCCGTAAGAAGAAATATGGGCCCTCCAGGGTTAACTAATATTTCAGGAAGATTTGCTAGTAGCGCTAAAGTTACTGATATAATTGATACTAAAAAAGGTTTTGCTAGTATAGGTTACACTTATGATAAAAATCCTTACCAAATTTTTGAACCTGGTGCAGGCAGAACGCCTTGGGCTACTTCAGATAGAGACCCAAGAAAGGTAATAGATAGATCTCTGAGAGAAATAGCTTCAGAGTATTTAGCTGGAAGATTCTATACTAGGAGAGTATAATGGCCGCAAGAGATTATAGTTCCAGAAGAATGGCTATTGTAGACGCCATCGGATCTAAATTTAAATTAATTAATGGTAATTATCCTTATAGAACAAACTTATACGGAAACGTACTCCCAAGATTTAAATTTTGGGACGAAGTAGAGGATTTTCCTGCAGTACATGTTAGTGCAGGATCAGAAACTCGCCAATATCAAGGCGGAGGATATAAAGATAGATATTTAACTGTTACTATTCGAGTGTATGTTTCAGAGGAAAACGCAATTTTTGCTCTTGAAAAACTATTTGAAGACATAGAGACAGTTTTGGAAGACAACGCTAATCTTACCTACACAGATCAAGATGGCGCTTCTCAAAGCGTGCAACAGATCACAATATTGAGCTTAAGCACTGATGAAGGAGCATTAGAACCTCTGGCAGTAGGCGAGATTATTTGCGAAGTCAGATACTAACCTTTTAGGTTAAGGAGAAAACTAATACAGTTTTCTCAGGAGAAATAAAATGGCATTACAATTTACAAGAAATGCAACGGTATATGTAGAATTAGTCGACGGATCCGGCACACATGTAGAAGCGTGGAAACTGTCTGTATTAGATGGATTCTCGTTTACTCAATCAATTAACTCATCTGAGATTACGATCAGTGAAGCAGGAACCACTTCTCGTAGAGCAAGATTGCTTTTTAACGATAGTTTAGCCCCTGTAGAATGGTCCATGAGTACTTATGCTCGACCTATCGTAAGTGGTAGCATAGTTCATATGCCTGAAGAACCTTTATGGGGTATGTCGATGGGTTCCGATTCTTACAATCCAGCTACGGGTGTTTTCTATAACTCAGTAATAGGTGTTGAGGATGCAACTAACGCAAACGTTAATACTCCCGCAGCTACTACTAATACTTTTGACTTTAGTGCTTCTAACGTATCTTCTTTCGGGGACCGTTGGAATATTTATTTTAGTTTTGAAGATGGGTCCAATATTCAGGTTTACAAACTCGAGAGTTCTGTAGTAAACTCTTGTAGCGTTGATTTTGATATTGATGGTATCGCTACTATTCAGTGGAGTGGTTTTGCAAAAACTTTAACGGACTCTGGTACTTCTGTACCCTCCGATTTAGGTGGTGCTCAAGCTATTGGTATTACAGAAACTACTAACTTTATCCGTAATCGTATCTCTACATTAGACTTAGTTCGTAAGGATACGTTAGTTGGGTCTCCCTCTGTAGACGTAGTTACTGGAATTACAGTCGATGGTGTTAATGCTGACTCGCAGCTTGTTCTAGCCGTGACTGGAGATATTAGCCAATTAAACGTGGGCGATTCAATCGCAGTTCCCACATCTGTTGTCTCTTCTCAAACAGTAGCCAGCATAAATGGGCAGAATATCACTCTTAGTGGAAATATCGACGTAGCTACCTCAGGTGGTGAAGTTGTAACAGTTACTAGTGCCCTATATGATAGATATGAGCTAGTTCTTACGGGTGGTTCTTTCTCTATCGAGAATAATGTATCATACCTTACCCCTGAAGAATTAGGTATTGTGAACGCACCTTTGGCTAATATTACTGGCGCTCGTTCAATCTCAGGTTCTATGACTTGTTATTTGGATAATGACGCTACTACTAGTAAGTCTGGAGAATTATTTGCAGATCTAGTTTCGGATACTTCTACTGTTAGAAACGTATTTGATATGAGTATTAATATTGGGGGTGAAACAGCTGCAACTCCCAGGATTGAATTCTCGTTGCCGACGGCGCATTTAGAAATTCCTACTATTAACGTAGAAGATTTGCTTACTCTTGAAATTAACTTCCACGGTCAAGTTGCTTCTGGTAACGTTGATAATACCGATGAAGCCACTATCATCTATAAAGCATAAGCATAGTAAAAAATAATTCTTGACAAAATACTATTTGTTAGATATAATTATGAGAATTGGGGGGAAAATAATCCCCCCGTTTTTCTCTATAAGGAGATTGTCAAGGAGATCCTAAGTGAGTTTTGAATTTATAAGAGAAGGCCGAGTATGGCTGGAGTATCCAACTAATACTTTTTACCTTCTTCATACAATGAAAGATGTCACTTTCTCCCAAACCTTTCAACAAGAAGGCGTCGCAAAAAGAACTTTGCATAGCCCGAATAATTTGTTTGAAGGTTCCGTCATCAATAGAGCAAATCCAGCAGACTTCTCTTTCACTTTGTATATGATGGATGAAGCCTCGCTATATCAGCATAAGCCTCTGGATTTATTATTAGATTACAACGGAAATAGTTTAAACACTTTTAATCTTTATTTTGTATACCAGAACAAAAGTCCTGACGTTTACTATAAGATAGAAAATGCAGTTTTTACTAGTGGAACTTTCAATATTCCAAGAGCTGGAATAATGACAGTGCCTCTTTCCGGACAAGGAACTAAGCTTACAAGAAACGAAGGAACCTTTAATCCTTCCATTGTAGGTTATGATACTACACCAAGTTTCGCAGTATCAAAAGAGTTCATTGTATCCGTTCAAGGAAGTGATTTAGATAATATTCAGGGAGCATCCCTAGAGCTACAAAACGATATATCTTGGACAAAGAATGATACTATTCATCGTACTCAAGATGTAACAGATGCCTCCAATACAATATACCCAAACTCCTTCACTTTAGAAGGAAGAACTTTGGGTGGAAGTATTACTCAATATATTGATAATACTAATACTGAGTCTATTAATAACTTACTAACTTGGAGTGAAAATGCTTCTGTACGTATTCGTGCTGGATTTTCAGCAGCTGATTTGCAGTTAGATATAAATATGCCAAACGCTTGTTCTTTTACGAATAGACCAGTCTTTGGTGAAGTTTTTTCTCAAAACTATGATTTTCGTCTAACTAGCAACCCAGTCAATTTAAACACTTATTTTACTTATTAGGAATTATATGAAATTAAAAGATTTAATGGTAGACACAAAGTCAGCCTGGATGGATTTTCCCGGCTGTCCTGGTTTTGAAGTAGAGGTATGTAATTTAGCAAGAAAAGAATTATTAGCTTTACGAAAAAGATGTATTAGTCAAAAGTTTGACAGAAAAACTCGTCAAATGGTAGAAGAGTTAGACGATGAAAAGTTTGTTGTAGAGTTCGCTAAAGCGACTATTAAAAACTGGAAAGGACTAAAACTAAAATACTTAGAAGATTTAATTTTAGTAGACTTGAAAAATCAAGACGAAAACCAAGAATTAGAATATGACTTAGAGCAGGCGCAAGTACTAATTCAAAACTCAACGGAATTCGATAATTGGATAAACGAGGTTGTCTTTGACCTTGCCAACTTTCGCCGAGACCGAGAAGGAGATGTTGTGGGAGAGGTTGGAGCTGTGGCAGAAGAATAATAATGTTGGCATGACCAAGGAAAGATACTTGGAAATGGAAGAACAGTTAGGAAGGACTCCTAGTATAGAAAAATGTCCTCCAGGTATAGAAGACTTCCCAGAGATTTTTATAGATACACTAAATATTTTTAATTCTCTGGGAGATAGAGTATACCCAGAAATAGGTTATATAGGGAAAGATTACACTAATTTACCTATATTAATAAAACTATATAAAATTGATAATATAGATCTATGTATAGAACTATTATCGAGATTCGACTCAGACGCAATTAAGCTTTCTCAAGACAGGCTTAAGCGAGAATACGAGAAGATAAAGAGAAAACACTAGTGGCTAATAGCGTAGTTTTAGAAGTAATACTTGAGGGTAAAAACCTAAAGGTTGTGCAAAGAGAGGTTGATAATGTCACTGGGGCAGTCAATGATAATACTGCTGCACAGAACAAAAACACTTCCTCCACTAGACAAGGCACCCAGGCAAAAGGTGCCTATAATAAACAAGAGAAGGGTGTTGGCCAACTAACCTCTAATACTACTAAAGCATTCTCGAAGCAGGCTCAAGGAATCTCCGGAGGACTTGTACCTGCGTATGCTGTTTTAGCTTCTAACATTTTCGCAATCGGCGCAGCCTTTCTCGCTCTAAAAAATAACGCTCAAATTGAGCAGCTTACTCAAGGCCTTACACAATTAGGTAAGGCTTCGGGCTTAGCTATGGGTCAATTATCCGCAGGTTTAAGGGAAGCCACCGGCAGCGCTATAAGCTTAGAAGAATCAATGAGATCTGTAGCACTTATTACGAGTGCAGGACTAGATCCCTCAGCTATTACTAGATTCGGTAAGGTGGCCAAAGATGCAAGTATTGCTCTGGGTAGAGACCTCGGGGATTCTATGAATCGTTTAACTCGTGGTATTACTAAGCTAGAACCAGAATTATTGGATGAATTAGGTATTATGGTCCGTCTAGATGAAGCCACGGAAAACTACGCTTCTCAATTAGGAAAATCTGCTAGTAGTCTTACTAACTTCGAAAAGCGTCAGGGATTTATGAACGCCGTTCTAGCGGAAGGCGAAAGAAAGTTCGGTGCATTAGGGGACTCAGTTACTATCAACCCATATGATCAACTCTCTGCCGCTTTTTCTAATTTATCAAAAATAGTAATTTCTTTCGTGTCTGGGCCTATAGGCGTTTTAGCTAAGTTTTTGGCGTCTTCCCCCACAGGACTTCTCACTGTGTTAACCTTATTCGGAGCTACGGTAATAAAAACCATAGCACCAAGTCTAGGTGATTTAACTAAACGTGCGGAGGACTTTGCGGAAAAATCTGCTGAAATGGCCACGCAAAGTGCTAAAAGTATAGTAGGCATGGAAGGAGCTTCTGATACCGTAAAAAAATATCAAAAAGATCTAGAAAACGGAGCTGCGACCGAAGATTCATTTAAGTCTGCAATGAGGGGCAGTACCGCCTCTATAAGAAAAAGAAAAGCAGCGCTAGTCGAAGCTCAAGAAGCGCAAAAAAAGACTTTTGCTGCTTCAGGAAAATTCGCAATAAATTTAGGTATAGAAACCGATGCAGTAAGAACTGCAAGGTTAGCTTTAAAAGAAAAGCAATTGGTACACAATGAACTAATAAAAACTCAGCACTTGGAGGAACTACAAAAGAAAAGAAACCTTGAAGCTGAAATAGTAGCTACTATTACAACCGGAAGGTTGAGCGCCGGCATGAAAGCAGCCACAGCCAATATACTAGAGCGAATAGCAGCTACAAGAGCTGCTGCAGCACAAACAGCAGGATTAGCTACTGTAGAAGTTATAGCCACAGGTACTACCGCTGCTCTAGGCGCTGCAGCAACTTTTACTGGAGCAGCACTAGCTCGAATAGCTCCTTGGGTCACCGCAATAATGATAGCTTTTTCTATTTTAGCTCCTGTAGTTAGCTACATAATGGATTTATTTACTTCTGACGCGCAAGAACGCTTCAATAAAAAACAAGAAGAAATGCATGAACTTTTAAAAGAATCTGCAGTAAACCTAAAAGAAGTGGATAAAGCCCTGGCGGGGCAACAATCTAGTATAAGAGGTACTGGAGCAACTTATTTATCTTTAAACAATATATTAAATACTTATATAGGTAAGTTAAAAGAAGTAGAAGCTGCCGAAGTCGGAAACAGCAAAAAAGGCCAGATATCTTCCATAAAAGAGATTCTTTCTAGTAGTAAAGCACTTAATGATGCGTTTTTAGCTGGATCTAAAGATGGAAAAAGCTTTGATGACATGTTAAAAGATAAGAACATAACAGAAACTGAGGCGGTAGAAAGAGCCAAACAGATTCTTACCTCTATAAAAAAGAATACTACAGCTTTAGCAGGTCTAGATGCTGCATCAAAAGAGTCTAATAAAACTTTTTCTGATTTTATGTTAAAAGGTAAAGTTAGTACTTATATAGATGATGTTGCGGATAGTTTCATTGAAATGCAAAAATCGGTAGATGGGGCTACCGATAAATTGGCCGCTGGAAGAGTTATTTTGGAAAATCTTAGCGCTAAACAATTAAACTTCTACGGAATAGACCCTAATCTTAAAACCCAGCTACAAGACAACGCCAAGCTAATAGAAGAGACTCAACAAAAAATAACAGAGAAAGTAGCCCAGGAAGAGCAAGCAAGAATAAAGGGAGGAGCTCACGGCGTAAGAAGGCATAGAGAAGAGGTGGCGGCTTTAGAGGCAGAGCTACAAGGTCTTGTAAATATACAAAATACTATGGGGGACGGAGTAGCTGAAATCTTCAAAGTAGAGGGGGAAAAAGTAAAAGTTCTTCAATTTGAAGCAATTACTCG